ATATGTCGAAACTTGAAAATGGAAAAGCAATTTTCAGGGAAGACGGAAAAATATTAAAAGGGAAAAATTATTTTAGACCAAATTTAAAGCAGTTTGTTGAATAAAAAATAGGAGGAATATTAATGAATGAATTGATAACAATAGAGAAAGTAAGAGGATTTATTGGAGAAAATGGAATAATATTTTTGAATTTGGAAGATGTGGCAAGAGGATTAGGATTTACTCAAATCAAAAATCAAATTACTTGAATGAATTTGGTTTCCCCACTTGTGGGGAAAAGTTCTCGGATATTTACATACCTGAAAATATTTTTTATTTGTTAGCAATGAAAGGCAAAAATGAAATTGCAAAAAACTTTCAGCTAAAAGTTGCAAACAAGATTTTGCCAGCAATAAGGAAAACAGGAATGTATGCTACAGAGGAATTATTGAATAACCCTGATTTGGCTATTCAGGCTTTTACGAAACTAAAAGAAGAGATGATAAGAAGACAAGAATTAGAGAAAAAGATAGAGGAACAACAGCCTAAAGTTGAATTTTACAATGATGTGACTGGTAGTGATACGACAGCAGAAATAGGAACGGTTGCTAAAGTGTTGAACTTCAAATCTGTTGGAAGAAATACATTGTTTGATATTTTGAGAAGACGAGGGATATTACAAAGAGATAACATGCCATTTCAAACATATGTTGACCGTGGGTATTTTAGAGTTGTAGAAAGCAAGTGGAATGCTCCGAATGGTGATGTGAAAGTAAATTATAAAACTGTTGTATATCAAAAAGGAATTGAGTATATATCTAAGATTTTAAGAGATTTAGGATATGAAAAGGTTGGAGGAATGTTGAATTGATATAAGAAAGGACAATGGCAGATGAGCTGTAGTATTTTAATAGTCAGAAAATGGAGGGAAAATGGATGAAAATGTATTGGAAAGAATAAAGGCAAGGCTTTTAAGCGGAATAAAAGTAAATGATAGCGATTTTAATTTTATGAAGTTGAACGCTAATTTATTTAAAGGTATTAAGTTTATAAAGAAAAGAAAGGCTAAAAAGAAATGGCAAATGCTGAAATCTCGAATCAGGAAATAATAATAACATTGCCTGTGGAAAAAGTTTATCCAGGAATAAAAGAGAAATTAGAGGAATACTTAAATCGTTTTCCAATCAAGGTTATTCCTGTGAAGAAATTATCGCAAGCACAAAATGGTTTGATACACGTGTTATTAAAGCAGTTTGGAGATGAGATTGGATACACCTTGATAGAGATTAAGGAACTGATGAAAGAGCAGTTTGCGATATCCACAGATAGATTAGACTTTTCAACGGCAAAATGTGATATGGAAACAGCAAATGAATTTATATCGTTTATCATAGAACAAGCGTTAGAACTTGGAATAAATTTATATATTTTAGGCAAATACGATAAAAGGTATAGACATATATTGGAAATTGATAATATAACGCAAAGATATGTGATCGCCTGCTTGAGAAAAAGAGTTTGTTGTATCTGTGGAAAAGAGCATAACGAGTACAATACAATCGAGCTACATCATTGGAATTCGGTAGCAAGCATAGGTGGATATGAAAACTGCGATGGATTAAAAACACCGTTTATGAGCTTATGTGCCAAGCATCATCAGGAATTCCACGCAACAGGCAAGGAAACGTTTAAGAACAAATATTATATTGAAGGGGTGTGGTTAAATGTGGAACTCGTAAAGGAATTGAAAAAGATTTATAAAAATCATTTTAAGGCATTTAAGGAGGAGATATGATAAAAATATATTTATTAGTCGCAACAATTTTTCTAGAAATTTTATTTATACGATTTGAATTGGATGAACTACAAAATTGGTACAAAGCAGTCGAGGATCAAATGTTTGAAGATTTTAATACTAGAGAAAATCAAAGAAAATACGCAAGAAAAAAAGCAGCAAAAAATATATTCAAAATATTGATTGTAGGTTTGTTAGTATTATTTGGAATTTCTTTTTTGAAATAGTTCAGTCACAGAAAGTCGTTTTGGCTGAGATAATACAAACAAACACAGTATTTATGGCAAAAAAGATTAGTCGCGAAAAGTCGATTGAATTAGAAAATTACTGATGTCGGCAAAATGGTATAAAGAACGTTTGGATGATGTTGGGAAAACGATAGAAATTAGGAGGAATAAATGGAAATAATAATAAGAATCATAAATGCTTTAATCACGGCAACAGCCACTTTAGTGCTGGTAAGATACATCTACGGCTTAGTTATTGTATTTAAAAATAAGGCAAAAACATTCAAATTCAACATAAGCAACTTGATAGCATTTTTGATTGCTATGATTGTAAATCTATCCGTGATTTACGGATTGATTTGGATTATAAGTTTTTTTGCAATTAGAGTATAAATATCCAGAAAGGGGAAAAGTATATATGAATGAAAAAGATATAGACAGAATAGCAGATAAAATAATAGAAAAAATGAAAACTGACAAGGAAATAAAAACAGAGAAACAATTAACACCATTTCAAAAGACAGAAAAGTTGTTATCAGAGTTATCTTTATTGAAAGGTGCTATTGATTCCAAAAATATGCTTATAGAGGATTTGAAGAAAGAGGGTATATCAATTCAGAAAAAGAAAACAGAGGTTAATGTGCAGGCTAGCAAGATCTATCTGTCCGAATTAGAAAAGGTTGAAAATAAGATAGAAAAATTAGAAGAAGAAATTGCAAGAATAGAAAATGTTGTTAATATGGTTGAAAGGGCTTTAGATACAATTAGAAATAACAAGTATTACGATATAATAGAAATGAAGTATTTTGATGAATTAACATTTGAGCATATATCTGAAAAATTAAATATAAGTGTTATAACTGCAAAGAGATACAAAAATAAAATGATTAGACAGTTGCAACTAGTTATATTTTCAGATGATGTAATAAAAAATATATTAAATTGAAAAATGATACTTTTTTGATATTGTATATAATTTTCAATATGTTATAATATGTCAAGATGTAAGAGTATGAGTTAAGTACTTGTGAATCCTTGATTTTATATAAGCATAAGGCAGTTTAAAGGCTGTCTTTTTTTTGTTACGGAAGGAGATGGTAGTATTGAAATTAAATGCAAGGCAGAAGTCTTTTTGTGAATGTTATGTAGCTAGTGGAAATGCTACTGAATCCGCAATAAAGGCTGGGTATAAAGAAAGATATGCAAGACAGAATACACCTAAATTACTACGAAATACGACATTGGTGGGATATATAAAAGAATTACGAGAAAAAACTAAAACTAGTAGGATAATGACTGCTATTGAAAGAAGAGAATTTTTGACGGAAGTTATTAAAAATGGAAAAGAGAAAATACAGGACAGGTTAAAGGCTTTGGATATTTTGAATAAAATGGATGGTGAATATATTGAGAAAATGCAGCTGTCAGGACAATTAAATACCAATCCTTTTTCTGGACTTACTATCGAAGAGTTAAGAGCGTTAGCTGGTGGTAAGGGTGGATAAGATGGAAATGATACGGCTGGAAGCAACTAAGGAGCTTTCACGACGGAATTTGCTAGATTTCCTTATTTTTGATGGGAATGGAAGATATAAAAATTCTAGGCATATACAGTTTTTGACTGATAAGGCCCAGCAGTTTTTGGAAGATGTGAAAGCTGGTAAAAGTCCAAGATTTTATATTTGTATGCCGCCACGACATTCTAAATCGGAAACTATGACGAAGAAATTTCCTGCTTGGATAATTGGGAATAATCCTGATTATGAGATTATAATCGCAAGTTATTCAATGGATTTGGCTAGAGATTTTGGTAAAATAGCAAGAGATACTTATAGGGAGCACAGTAAAAATGGGACTGGGATTTTTAATAATATCATCGACAGGGATAAGAGTGCTGGTGATAACTGGGGAATTTCAGAACATCGTGGTGCTGTTGTGAGTACAGGTGTTGGAGGAAGTGCAACGGGTAAGGGGGCACATATTGCGATTATTGATGATCCGTTTAAGAATAGAGAAGACGCTAACAGTAAACTTCAAAGAGACAAGGTCTGGGCATGGTATCAGTCAACTATTCGGACAAGATTGGCACCCGGTGGCGGGATTATAATTATTCAAACTAGGTGGCATGAGGATGACTTGGTCGGTAGGATTTCTAAAGAGATGGAAAGCGGTACAGGAGAAGTTTTTGATGGTATTGTGCTTCCAGCGATTGCCGAAGAAAATGATATTTTAGGAAGAAATGTTGGGGAGGCATTATGGGAAGAACGGTACGGATTGAAAGAACTTAAAAATATTAAAAAGGCGATAGGTAGCCGTGAATTTGCGGCACTTTATCAGCAGAGGCCCCAAATTGAAGACGGCGGACTTTTTAAACGGCAGTACTTTAAATATTTCGATATTGATAATGACTTCATCAAAACTGCTGATAAAAATGTAAATGTGAAAGATTGCTTTTATTTTCAAACAATAGATACCGCTATGAGTACTCGAAAGAATAGTGATTATACGGCAATTGCCACTTTTATGTGCGACAGGGAATGGAACTTGTATTTAATTGACTTAATACTTGAAAGATTAGAAGTTCCTGACCAATGGAATGTGATTAAGGAATTTAGGAATAGATATAAGTTGAGATTTCAAGCCATAGAAAGCAAAAGTAGTGGTATTGGGATAATTCAGCAGGCAAACAGAGAGGGAATGCCCTTAAAGGAGTTAAAAGCCGATACAGATAAAATGACAAGGGCCTTGAACATATCAGTTATGTTTGAAAATGGGAAAGTTTATTTCAATAAAAATTTGGATAAACTTTTTGAGCTTGAAGAGGAACTTTTGAAATTTCCAAATGCATTACATGATGACGCTGTTGATGTATGCAGTTATGCGGGTATTGTTATAAATGATTTGATTCAAAATTCAAAAAGATATATTAGAAAATTTATAAGTGTGTAGAAAGGAGGAAATGTGAGTATCAGGGAAAATGTAGTGAGTGCTTTGGTAAAAGAAATAATATCGCTTGGTTCGGTTTCCTATAGCGGAGATATTGATGATGATACATTGCAGAAGATGTTGGCTGATGTCGATGTGGCACAGGCTATACAGCTTATGACACAAAGTGTGACATCGAAAGAGTGGAAAATTGAGACGGATGTGCCTGAGTATTTTGAGACAGCTGAAAACATTCAAGAAAGATTTAATAATTTTAATATGGTTAAACTTTTGGAAAATGTGCTGAGATCGGAAATATATAAGAAATCTATATTTGAGATTATTTATGACAAAGATGATACAGGTGGAACAGTGATTGCTGATTTGGTACTGTTGCCGAATAAATATATAAAATATAACAAGGATAACGGTTGGATGATTAAAACTCGTGATAGTGAGATTGTTATTGCGAAAGAACCCAACCGTTTTTTAGTTTGTGTTAATGAAGAAAGACTGGATAATTTACAGGGAAGTTCAGATTTGTTGCCGCTTGTTCCAGTATTCAAGGCTAAAGAGCATTTGGAGAGTAAGTTAAATGCGATTATAGAAAAATATGGGGACATTATAACGGTATTCGCTTATGAACCTGCTGTTGAAACAGATCCGCCAGAAGTTATTAAAGCTAGGCAAAAAGATGTGGAAGCACAGGCTAAAGATTTAAAAAATGCTAAAGGTAAAGATGTGCTGGCAGTACCGAGTGCCGGGGAGAAATCGCTTGATGACTTCATAAAATTTATTAAATTAGATGACTTGAAGCCTGAAATCTATCAGGAATTATTAAGCGAGAAGTCAAAAGCCGTGCAGAGATATTTACTTGGAAGTACATTAGTAGTTGGAGTGGATGGTAATAGCGGTAACAGGGCCTTGGGTGAAGTTCATAAAGAACAGCAAAATTATAAGATAGAATCTAAAGTCAAAAAGATTAGGGACTGGATTCAAAAACTTATCGAGCTGGATTCTGTCTTGTATGGGTACGACCCCAGCAAGTTTTATTTTAAGTTTGTCGAAGAGATTGACGAAAAAGAAACATTGGAGCTGGAAGATAAGAAAGCGAAAACTATGACTGAGAAAGTGAACTCTATAGTTAAAATTATGGAGAGCGGATATGCCTTTACTAAAGATAAGATAGCAGAAATGCTGGGCGTAGATGTGATTGACTTGGTGGAGGTAGAGAAGACTGAAGTAAGTGAGTTCGCCAAAGGTAAAAAAAAACTGAACATCAATAAAATAAATGAGAAACGAAAATTAATTGAAAGGAATCAGACTAGATTTGACAGATTTGTTGAAAATAATTTTAAAAGATGGCAGAAGGATGTATTGAAAGCTGTACGAGAAAAGATAGAAAAAGCTAAAGATATTTCAGATTTCTACGACTTGAACTTTAACTATGAAAATATACTGGAAGATTTAATGCTGATGTCGACTTTGCAGGGATTTGACAATGCCGCTATGGTCGATAACGGAGTAACAGAATTTGCAAATACTAGAACCAAGACAAAGAATGCCGCACTTGATAATTTCCTGAAAAAACATCCCGCCTTATACACTGATGTGGAAAAAGAAATGGATTATTCAAGGCAAAAGTATTTTTGGATAAAGAAGGTCACGGATGTCAATGTGACAGAAAAAATATTTAAGCAGATGTCGAATACACTCGAGAATGGCGGAACATTTAAAGACTGGAAAAAAGATGTTGATAAAATACTGTCAGAGAGCGGATTAAAGCTAAATGAGGGATATTTAAAAACCGTATTCAGAACAAATATGAATCACGCCTACAACGCTGGTATTCATTTGAAGGTTGACAAGTACAAAGAGCGTTATCCATATTATCGCTACTGCGGTATCTTAGATGGAAGAGAACAGCAGCATACAAAGGAACTTGACGGGAAAATATTTAAAGTGGGGACGCCTGAAGCTGACAAATACTTTCCGCCAAATGGATTTAACTGCAGATGTTATACCGTGTCCTTAACTGAAGATGAAGTAGATCCGAGTGAAGTTGTAAGCAGTGATGACATTGGCTTGGATGTGGGAAGTTTTGG